AGAATTTCATTGATCGTATTCACGAAAAGACAAATGTGCCGGGACGCCAGGAACAGGGCGGCGGTTCTACCGGATCCGCAATGAGCTTGTCGAATGGATGGCAGGCTGCGGAGCTTTCGGCATTAAAGAAATCTCAGTTGACCAAGAAGTCAGAGAAAGAATGCATTCGCATTATGCTGGAGATTTTCAGTAATGATCCGGATGTACCGGAAGAGGTGCGAAATCTGAGACTGGCGGATATTGAACCGAAGTTTGATAGAAACAGGACCTACGATCTGGCAACGAAAGTCAATTCCTGGGCAACTTTGATTCAGAACGGCGCTGATCTGCTCAAGGCAACAGAGCTGGCAGGCTTTACGACCGATGCACAGCAGTTTGTGCTGGACAGCGAGGAAATGGTCAATAAGCTTTTGGAAAGTAAATTGAAAGGATCAGAGACTGTGGATACAGCATCGGAAGGTGAAAATGACAAACAGACGATTATGGATGGAAAGAATATGCCGGATATGTCAGATCAGCCGCAGGCAACTCCATTTGCCAATGCGTAGAGTGGAGGGATGAGCGATGGGATTAACAAATTTTGATGAGTTAAATACACTTTCAACGACCGAAACAACTAAGGATGACCGGCGGAAAGCCATCCGGAAAAAAATACCGATTCATGATTATTTCGAAAATATGCAGATCAGTGAAGAAGAGAAAGAAAAGCGTGTCCGTTTAGCAAATTTGCTGCTGGCGGATGTGCTTTTTTTATTTGCTTTATCCAGAAGAAATCGAGATACCCGGTACCTGTCGGAGACATTTCAGAAAAGATACCTTTCATCGGTGAAAAAGGTAACAGAGCCGGATCAGAAAATGCAGCGGTATATCAGGAAGGTATGTGACAGTATTGTCAAAACAACTTTAAAGAGTGGGAAGGATGATGGAAAGAAACAGGGAGAAGCCTTGACAGACAGCGATGTGATTAAGGTATCACAGGATTCTTATGCAGTTTCAATAGAACGCGCCACCAGTGTGGCGGAGAACGAAGCAAATACCATTCTGAATGGAGAGGAATACAGCAATGCTGTGAAAAACGGCTGTACCAAGAAGAGGTGGAAGTCCTACCGGGATGAGAGAGTCCGGGCAGATCATGCGGATGTAGATGGACAGGTTGTCGATATCAGCCGCCCGTTTCGGGTTGGAAAATATATGATGATGTATCCAAAGGATGACTCTCTGGGAGCTGGTTTGGAAGAGATTGTGAACTGCCGGTGTTCGGTGGAGTACATAGGTGAATTACATGAAGTCAAAAAAGATACAGAGGAAGTTACAGCATTGAAAAATGATGAGAAAAAAGAAGATTCGTTTGTAGATGTTACGAGAGAAGCTTTAGAAAGTACTGAACAGGGCTCTGTGGAGGAATTACAATCATATGACTACGATGGAATTACATATGTTGTAGACGGAAAGAATGTTCAGCAAAATAATAGCAATAGAGAAATTGAGATCGCTCAGCTATTGAAAGAACAGTTGGGGAAAAATGTTAAAATTGTTCCAGAAATAAAAGGAAAGTATAAAAATATACCAACACCAGATTATTTGATTAATCAAGAAAGGTGGGATTTAAAGGAATTAAAGAGCGGAACCAGTGCAGAATTGTTACGGAATATAGCACACAAGAAAAAGAAGCAGGCTGAAAATTTCATTTTTGATATCACGGAATGTTCTTTAAGTGAGGAGGAAATCAATAGACAAGCAGAGTGTTTGTTTAATGAATATTATAATACCAAACATGTAAATTATGTTGTAATAATAAAAGATGATCAAATTTTGAGGGTTATGGAAAGAAAAAAATAGAGGTTGAACGCACCCCCAGTGGAGTACGTGCAACCTCTATAAGATATCTTATAGATATACTATCATTATATGGAGCAGTTGTCAAATATATGTATGGCAAAAACAGACTTTCACACAATTCACATTTCCCATATGTTATATTTGATACAAGGAGAAATCCGAAAATTTAATATGATCAATGAAAGGCGTTTATCTCACAGCTGAGGTAAGCGTCTTTTTATTATGCGCTAGAGAAAGCGCAATATAAATTTCGCGGACAATCAGAAATCAGAGAAGATTTTAAAACGCAATGATGATCAGAGAAGATCTGAAAACGCAGAAATGAGGTAGTGATATGAGAAAGAAAGAGTTTATCCCGATGAATTTACAGTTATTTGCAGAGCCTCCGGCAGGCGGTGACGGTGATGCCGGAGACACATCTGCGACAGGCGGAAAGTCTGGCGAAGGATCAAACAAAGATGATCCGGATGCTGGCGATGACGATGTCAGTCTTGCAGAACAGGTGGCACAGCTTAAGGTGCAGAATGCAAAACTGAAAAAGGCAAATGACAAGGCAACCAGTGAAGCGGCAAGCTACAAAAAGCAGTTGCGTGAAAAGCAGACTGCAGAGGAGATTGCTTTGCAGGAAAAGGCAGAGAAAGAAGCCGAGAGGGAGGAACAGTTCCAGAAGCTGCTTCGTGAAAATACAATTACAAAGTTTGAGAAGAATTTCCTTGCACTTGGATATCCTGCAGATCTGGCTGCGAAGGCAGCGGAAGCACAGTGTGATAACGACACGGATGAGCTTTTCAGCATTCAGCAGACTTTTATCGAGGCAAAGGAAAAAGCAATGAAAGCCGACTGGATGAAGTCTATGCCGAAACCACCGGCTGGAAATGATGACTGCCCGGTATCAAAGGAGCAGTTTAGAAAGATGAAGTATTCCGAGCGTGTTGCTTTCAAGCAGAAGTACCCGGAAATGTACAAGGAATATGTAAAATAATTGCATGAGATTATGGAGGTAAAAGATTATGCCAATGACGAAATTAGCAAATTTAGTAGATCCTGAAGTTATGGCAGACATGGTGTCAGCCACTCTGCCCAAGAAGATTAAGTTTACACCGATTGCCCATATTGATACAACTTTAGTTGGTCAGCCGGGTGATACAATCACGGTACCAAAGTATGCATACATTGGAGATGCCGAAGATGTTGCCGAGGGTGTTGCTATGGGAACCACAGTTCTGACAGCCTCTACCACAAAGGCAACGGTAAAGAAAGCCGGTAAAGGTGTGGAGATTACAGATGAGTCTGTACTTTCCGGTTATGGAGACCCGTTAGGTAATGCAACAGATCAGCTTGCAAAGTCACTTGCAGCTAAAATGGATAATGATGGCTATGATGCCCTGTGTACGGCTACTCTGGTGTATGATGGCACAGAGAAAGTGATTGCCTACAATGGAATTGTGGATGCGGATGCGAAGTTTGGCGATGAGTCTGATGATGCACTGGAGAAGATTCTCTTCATTCATCCGGATCAGGAAGCAACTCTTCGTAAGGATGCGGACTTTATGGATAAGAACAAATATCCGCTGGATGTGGTCATGAACGGAACCATTGGAAAGATTGCCGGCTGCCAGGTCGTGAAGTCCAAGAAAGTGAAGGTAGTGAAGTACGAAAAGGACAACGATGCCGGTACGATCACGATTGTAAAGGATGAAACTGCAGAGTCAGGAACCAATAAGCATCTTGCAACTATTGCAGCAAATTGTATTGATAAGCTGGCAGTTGGTGATAAGGTCAAAGCAGTTGATACGGAGTTCTATGCCTGCCCGATCGTAGTTGTGGATACGGAAGATCCAAACGAAGATCCGGATGCTGATGGTGTAGATGTCAGCGAAGCAGCTCTGACATATTACATGAAGCGTGATATTATCATCGAGAATGATCGAGATATTCTGGCAAAGACAACGGTTATCACTGCTGATAAGCATTATACTGCGGTGCTTTCGAATGAATCCAAGGTGGTTCTTGCAAAATTCAAGGCGTGAGTGGAGGTAGATTATGGGAATGTTGCTTCGGAGATATCATAAAGGGGATGGACAGAAACCATCCTCTGATGCTGTGAAATCCGGCGAGGATACAGTTTCTGTTGATCAGGAAACAGGAGCCAGAAAGAAGCCGGGCAGAAAGCCAAAGGCTGCCACAGAGGAAAAGGAGTAGATTATGGCTGATGAAGAGAAGGATGTTTTGACAGAAGAAACGCTGATCAATGAAATTCTGTCGGAATTGAAAATTGAATTGGAAGTAGAATCTGAGCAGGAAATTCTTCTCTTGCAGTCAAAGATTAAGGGGGCTGTGCGGGAGGTAAAGCAGAAACGCAATTATGCAGGACGCTACACGGAGGAATATGTGGTCAATGATCTGCAGAACTACTTTTCCAATATCAAGAATCTTGCAATGTACGATTATGGCATGATTGGCGGTGAATTTCAGAAGTCCAATTCGGACAATGGAATTTCCGTTAGCTGGGAAAGCAGAGACAGTGTTTTTGCGGGTATTGTGCCGATTGCACAGGTCTATTAGAGAATTAAGTGGTACGCTTGGCGATTCCTTAGAATCTCTCCTTATGTCAAGCAGGGCGGTATCTATGTGGAGGTTGGGAGCGATACCAATTATGGGGAGAGATGTTTATGCGAAAGCAGTTAAAGAGAAATAAGCGCAAAATGTATTATGCGCTGTATGATAAGCAGATGCCGGTAGGCGATGACGTGTTGGAGTGTAAAGCCGGATACAAGAAGCCAGTGGCATTCCGGGCAAGCCTTAGTACGGGACAGAGCAATGCACAGGAAAATCCGTTTGGAACATCGGTGGATTATGATCGCATTATCTGTAGTACAGATATGGGGTTGCCGATCACAGAAACAACGCTTTTATGGATTGGAAAGGAGCCGTTGTATCTTGATGATGGTTCTGTTGATCCGTCCAGTGCAAATTATAAGGTGGCCGCACATCCGTTGGATGGAATGCAAAGTCTGCGTATTGCCGTGAAGCTGATTGCACAGAGTGTTGTGGAAGATATGGAACAAGAGACAGAAAACACTACAGAAGAGCCGGGGCAGGATCAGGGTAGTGATTTAGAGGATTGGTAAAGGAGAGAGTGAGTTATGCCAAATGATACATTTTTAGACTTATGTAAGGACATTGTTGTTAAGTATTTTAATGAACACCATGATAAGACAGATGCCAAAGGAACAGAGATTACAAAAGATGATGTCTTTGTAGTTTGGAGCTGTAAGACTTTACAGAATAATAAGGCACTTGTCAGCACAACAGTTTCCGATGGCATGTATTATGAGATTACTCATAATGGTGATAAGAATGAGACATATGTTGATGCTTATAAGAAATGGGAAAATTTTTGTGTGAAGTAGAGGAGAGATTGAAAATGAAGAAGTTGTTTATTAGTCAGCCTATGAATGGAAAGACGGAAGAGGAAATTCTTGCAGTAAGGAAGAAAGCTATCGAAAGTGCAAAAGTTATGCTTAATGAAGATGTTGAAGTTATTGAATCATATTTTGAGGACTATAACCCAGACAAAGGGTGTGTACCTTTGAAGTACCTTGCAAAGTCATTGGAATTACTGGCTGATGCAGATGTGGCATATTTTGCTAAAGGATGGGAGAGTGCAAGAGGTTGCCGTATTGAGAATCAGTGCGCTATTGAGTATGGTATTGATACGATAGAAGATTATACAAATAGTAATTCAGAGCATGGATATAATTTTGGCACTGCTCTTGAAATTTTGAAACATGGTGGTAAGGTTGCACGAAAAGGTTGGAATGGCAAGAAACAGTATATTCAGTTAGCAACAGGCATCTCTTATAAGTCAGCAGATGACGAGATTGTAAATTGTGAGCACGATGCAATCGGCAATAAAGCAATTGCTTTTGTTGGAACATCTGGTGTGCAGATGGGATGGCTTGCATCACAGGCTGATATGCTTGCAGAGGATTGGGTTGTTGTAGAATAATAAAGGCTAGGAAAAAATCCTAGCCACAAATAGTTATTATTTTTTAGATAATTTTGAAACATATGCTTCGGACATACCTAATTCAAAAGCAATGTCTTTTTGTTTCATACCTGCCTTTTTCAGTTGTTTTATTTCATTTGCGTAGTCTTTCTTTTTGTTCTTTTTAGGAACAGCAGTTTGAATACACTTTTGATAACCATCTCCATATTCTTCATATTGAATTGTGAGGGTACCTTCGCTTGTTGACTTTCTTATTGCAAGCTTACCTTTCGCTTTATGTAGGTCAACATCATCTGAATGAATAAGATCGTTCAGAGTGGTATTTTTCAATGAAGAAGGTAAGTTGACGGAAACGAGGTTATTTTTTTGGACCATAATAGATCCTCCTTTAATATGTTTTGTGAATTTATTATATTGAAAAAATTTACAAAAGTCAAGTGCTAACAAAATAGTAATTATTGACAAATGTGAGTATATGATAATCTAAAAATATGAAAGATACGTATTGATAAAGGAGTATAAAAGCAATGCCAACACAAATAAATTTCACTTACGACAGCCCATCCTCCATTGATGCTGCTATAAAACAAATGCAGGCATACCAAGAACAGCTTACATATAAATGTCGTATCCTTGCCCAGCGTGTGGCGGAGATCGGCGTAGAGATCGCCAGAGTGAACATTGCGGACTTTGACGCAATTTACAGCGGTGAGCTGTTATCAAGCATTCGGGCAGAGTATAGTGGTTCTGTGCCGGACGGTGCAAGCTGGCTTGTGATCACGGATTGTCCGTGGGCAGCATATGTGGAGTTTGGTATCGGCATCGTAGGGCAGGAATCTCCGCATCCGGATACTTCCATTGTGGGATGGAAATATGATGTGAATCAGCATGGCGATATGGGTTGGTATTATTTTAAGGATGGCGAATGGCATTGGACAGAGGGAATGCCAAGCCGTCCATTTTTGTACCAGACCGGTATGGACTTGCGAGAAAGAATAGAGAAGATAGCGATGGGGGTGTTTGCCGGTGCTTAGTGTATGGAATAAGGTGAATAAGCGGATGATGCAAAAGCTGAAAACAGATCCGGATGCACCGTATCCGAAGTTGTATCTGACTTCTACGGATTCCTCTGATGCACCGACACAGTTTCCGTGTTTGTACATCAAATCGCTTGGAGAACCCACTGCTGGCAGAGATTTTCAGAATACGCAGTGTTATATTACATCCACAATCGAATTACACGCATATTCGGCAGCATCACCGAATGGATCACAGACAGAAGCGAGAAAGATCATGGATGCGGCAGGGGATGTGATGCTTAGCATGGGTTATGAGCTGATTGCAGGACCGTACCCGGATAACCGGGAGTATTTCAGGATCATTGCGAGATTCCGAAGAATTGTCGGTGATGGCGATAATTTGTAAAAAGAATATGCAATAAGAATGCTTTGGCATTTTTATGATAGAAACAGTTAATGAAAGAACTTCGATTTTCGAGGTTCTTTTTGTTTTGCAAAAAAAGGAGGAAAAGCAGATGGATTTATCTACAATTGGTGTAAAGTTCGGCTGGGCTGTTGAGGAGACTGCCGGAACCAAGCCAAAGTCATTTACCTGGGTGAAGCGTTGCAGCAAGATTGCCGGTATCAATGTCACCAAAGATAAGATCGATGTGACCTGTTTTGAGGATAAGATCAAACAGTACATTGCAGGTGTCGGTGACACTGGTGGAGACTGGAATCTTAACTTCAATGGATCATCAGACTTTGTTACGGCATGGAACGCTCTTCTGGCAGCAGCAGAAGCAGGAAAAGAAGAGAAGAAGGCGACGTGGGCGGATATCTACATTCCGGGGTTTGGTTCTTATTTTGTGAAATTTGAACCGGGCGAGATTCCTATGCCGGATCTGGAGCCGGGCAATAAGCTGGACCTTCAGATTTCCAATATTATCAATGAATATATGGGATTTGGAGAAGCTATTGAGCCGGTGGCAGCGTAAAACACATAATTTGGGGCGGGAAACCGCCCTTTCTTTGCAAAGGAGAGATTGACTATGGAGATTACAGTAGGTGGAAAAGTAATTACTTTGGAATATACATTTGAGGCGGCAGAACGTCATGAGTGTATTGATGCGGCAATGGATATTTTTGGCGGGACAATGACTGCGAAGATTGACAGTACTCATTCCGAGGAGATGCAGGTGAGAGATTTTCTGATGAGTCTTTCAGATCTGCCAAGGATGGCAATGGATATGTTTTATGCCGGATTGCTGGAGAATCATGGACCGGATGGTGACGGGATGATCCAGAGCCGGGCAGATGCCAGACATTTGTACAAGCAGTTTTGCAAGGAACATCCGGAAGATGAGAGGGCGATGTCTTATTATGCACTTTGTACTGCGATTGCTTCTCAGATGGAGGAGGACGGTTTTTTCAAACGAACCGGAATGGAGGACATTCTGGACAATCTGAAGAATGCAGCAACCACCAAGGAAACCAAGAAGCCGGCGGATCACAAGCGCAAGAAGCCAACCAAGGCTCAGAGAGCGGCGCAGGAAGAGAAGAAGGCAGAGACAGAGAATCTTTCCGGGACCGAATAAGGACAGAGTTTCTGCCAAATGCACTTTTATATGGGGTGCCATATGAATTGTTCTGGCATTTGAATCCAACGAAGCTTAAGCCGTTCCGAGAGGCATACCAGAAAAAACTAGAGGTGGAGGAGCATGACAGATGGCGTAATGGTATTTATGTTATGCGTGCCTTAAATGCCTGCTTTGGTGGAGAGTATCCGGAGAAGCCGCTGAGTTTTGGAACTGCGGAGGAAAGCCGGGAGCGGGCGGAACACGATGGCTATACGCAGGAAGAAATTGATAATGCGAGAGAGGCACTGGTGATGAATCTCCAGATTATGGAGGGACGAAACCAGCGGGCGAAGGCAAGAGAAGAGAGACAGCGATTGCGGGAGCAGTTGGCACAGGAGAGTGATTCTGAATAAGGTCACTCTCTTTTATTTTTGCATTCAGGAGGTGTTTGGATGGCAGCGGTAGATAGTTTGAATATAAAGGTTGAGGCATCCGCAAGAGGAGCAAATCAGCAACTTGACAAGCTGGTTCAGAAAATGATGGAATTGCGCCGTACGTTAGGAGGCATCCAGACCAATGAATTGAATGCATTTGCAAAAAGTCTGCATAATTTCAGTGATGCAGCAAAGGCAATGAGTGGAGTGAAAACCTCTGATTTTACTCGAATGGCAAAGGGGCTGGATCAGTTTGCAAATGTGCAGAAGATGGAAAAGACGGCACAGAGTGCAGAGAAGACAGCAGATGCCCTGCAAAAAGCAGTATCAACCTCCAAGAAAGCTTTGGGCGGCGGCTTAAAATTTGATTCGTCCGGAATCCAGGACATGCAGAAGTCTATCCATTCATTGTCGAAAGAATATGAGGCGGTCGGACAAGGAAAGAACTTTGCCGGTAATCTAACAGAAACACCGGTTATTCCTGTAAATACGGCAGAAGTAACCAATAGCAGTATTGCCGATGTGCAGGCCAACGTACAGAAGATATATCAGGCGATTCCGGAGGCAGCCCGGTATTCTGTGGAGGAATCTCAAAAATCCCTTAATGAGGCGATTGTAAAGGCACATGAAGCGGAGAATAGCTTACATGGATTTGACAAGAAAATTGCAGAAGCGAGAGAAAATCTGTCCAATGTAGAAAAATCTGGCGGTTATATGGGAACCGATAAGTGGGATGAGGCGTATGTTGCCCTGCAGAAGGTGGAGCGAGAGGCAGAAGAGTATAAGGCGGCATTAAATAAAAGTTCTTATGGACTGGCAGAAGATATCAAAGAATCAGACACTCTAAGCGAAAAGATTGATAAACTGCAGGCAAAATTAAAGGAAATGAAAGATGATGGCATCGGTTTTGGGGATGCAGGATTTGACCAAACCTATGTCCAGTTACGAAAGGCATCTGATGAGTTGGAAAGATATAAAGCCAATTTGACCAAGACGGGGAACTCCCGGGGAGTGCTTGGACTGATTAGAGAAGGTTTTCAGGCGATTTGGGGGAAAGTTAAGGGAGCCGGTGGTGCAATCACCAACTTTGGGAAAAATATAAAGGGGCTGGTGCCGGGCTTTCATGCATCGTCTTTATCGGCAGCAGGCTTGATCGGTAAAATTGCGAAGTTATATGTGGTGGTCCGTTCTTTGCGTGGTGTGGCGGATTATGTGAAAGATGCTGTGACATCTTCTATGGACTATATTGAGGAATATAACTATTTTGATACGACACTTGGGAAGATTGCGTCTGAATGGGGAAAGGACTATAAAAAATATGGTTACCAGAATGCCAAGGAATACGGAGAATCCTTTAAAAATCGTTTAACCCAGACAATGGGAAAAATGACAGGGTTTCAGATTGAAAACGATGGAACTTTGTCTGATCTTGGGAAAAAGAATCTTGGGCTGGATCCGACACAGATGACCAACTATGCCGCAGGAGTTGCACAGGTGACGAATTCTGTTGGAATGACGGGAGAAGCATCCACGGTTACATCCAAGGCCTTATCTATGCTTGCGGGAGATATGTCTTCATTCCGGAACCTTGATATGGATACGGTTATGAATAACTTTTCTTCTGGTTTGATCGGACAGTCAAGAGCACTGTATAAATATGGTATCGATATTACAAATGCGACATTGCAGCAATATGCATATGATAATGGCATTAAAAAATCGTTGTCGGATATGACGCAGAATGAGAAGATGCAGCTTCGAATGCTGGCAATTCTTGACCAGTCTAAAGTTGCCTGGGGAGATCTGGCCAAAACAATCAATTCGCCGTCCAATCAGCTTCGTTTACTGCAGAATAATTTTAAATCTCTGTCCAGAACGATTGGGAATATGTTTCTGCCGGCAGTTGCGAAGGTTTTGCCGTATGTGAATGGCCTTGTGATCGCCGTTCGCAAGCTGTTTGAATGGACGGCATCTATGCTGGGGATCAAACTGAAAGACGTGATCGGGGAATCTGGCGGGGGATATTCCAATGTATTTGATGGCTTGGAAGATTCGGCAGATGATGCAAAAGATTCTGTTGATGATACTTCAGATTCTGTGAAGAAGCTGTCCAAGCAGCTCATGGGATTTGATGAGTTAAATGTGATCACGACCAACTCCAATAAGGACAAGAAAGATGATGATAAGAACAGCCAACCGATTGATCTGACCAGTCAGCTTTCTGACGCTTTGGGAGATTATGAAAAGGTATGGAATAAAGCGTATAACGACATGACATCCGATGCAGAAAAATTTGCCGGTAAACTGACGAAATTGTTCAAGGATGCATGGAACTCAGGAGACGGTACCGAGATTGGCGAGGCGATTGCCGGCTGGCTTAACAAGGGAATTGACTGGGTAAATAAAAACGTAGGGAAATTCTCGGATGGTTTAAACAAGATTGCCGGAATACTTGGAACCGCATTAAATGGATTTATTGGTGAATATAACTGGGCTGGCTTAGGGCAGGCTATTGGCAATTCCATTAAGGCTTGTTTGGAAGCAGAGGAGCATTTCTTTGACACGGTCAACTGGGTGAACCTTGGAAAAGGGCTTGCCACCTCATTGAATAATGCCATTAAAACCGGCGTGATCCAGCAGTAGTTCAAGACAATGGCTTCGGAACTTAAGGCGGGCATTGAAACGGCTTTTGGCTTTGTGACTACATTCGATTTTCAGGGGCTGGGAGATGCAGTCGGACAGGGGATCAATGATTTCTTTGATAAGATGGGACAGGTCAATAAAGATACCGGTTTGAATGGCTGGCAGGAATTAGGTAAGACGATATCGGATGGAATTAAAGGTATTACAACGTCAATCAGTACAGCGTTGATCACTGTTAAATGGGATCAGGTTGGGCAGGCAATAGCAACTGCTATTGGATCTATTGATTTTGCCGGGATCGCTTGGGATTTTGGTGATCTTGCATTAAAAATACTGGGAGCGATCGCAGAAGCGATTCAAGGGGCATTTGCACAGTCGCCGGTTGAAACTGCAATCATTACGGCATTAGGATTCATCAAATTGTCTACGCTTACCACGAAGACCTTTGAAAATGCGGCAACCAAAATCCTTGAAGTAATGGGGACATCCTTGGAAAAAGATGAAACAGCACTTACAGTCCTTGGTGGTAAAATCAAAGGAGCAATTGGAACAGCGGTTGAGAAAATTGGCGAATTTACCACGGAAAAATTTATACCAATCGCAAAGAATATCCTTAGCAAGATAGGATCTGGAATGACATCTGCAGGAGAGGCAATTATAGATCTTGGCGGTAAAATCAAAGGAGCAATTGAACTGAGTATAGGGAAGATCAAGGATTTTGGGGCGAATTATATGAAGCCTTTGGCTGGAAAGATCATGACCAAAATAGCAACCGCTGTTGGAGCTGAAACAGCTACTGTGGGTGGAATTGCTAATGCGATTGGAACTGGTATCACAACAGCATTTTCACAGGTGCCGGGACTTATGACAGGCAGTTTGTCCGGACTGGCATCTGCAGGAGCTGCGGCAACAGCGGCTACGATAGCAACAACGCTTGTAGCAGCAGTGGCAGCCGTTGGAATCGGTGCTCAGATTGGAAAAGCGATTGGTGATGCTCTGGTTTCCGAAGATATGAAACAGTATCAGGTTGATTGGAAGTATTCTGATTTTATTCATTTTACCGATGATGATTGGTCCGATTTCTGGCAGGCATTTGCCGACTGGTGGGTAGATGTTGAAGCGTGGTGGGGAGATAAGACTTTAACACTCAGAACAACGGTGAAGGAAGCAAAAGATGGTGCGATTGCCAGCTTGCAAGAGAAATGGAATAGCATACAGGATAAGACCGCTACGTTGATCGCCAAAGCAAAAGAAGGGGGAGCAGAGGCAATCAGCAAAATTAAGCAAAGCTGGAATTCTATCAAGAACAGCACGGCAGTTAAAACATTGAAGCAAACTGGTAAAAGTGCGATTGAAACTATTAAGAAAACATGGAATTCGATTAAAGATGGAACCGCAATTAAAACTTTAAAGCAAAATGGAGAAAATGTGTTGAACCGCATAAAAAGTACATGGGACAGCTTCACTTCGAAGACTATTAAGTTGGATATTGTCACTGATCTGGTAAAGGGGGCAATTAAGACGGTGGTAGAGTGGATCAACAAGTATATTATTGGCAGCTTAAATAAATTGCAATTTAAGGTGGCAGGCAAACCTATAGGAATTAATATCAAAGAAATTCCAACGCCGCATTTTGCCGAAGGTGGTTTTCCACAGCAGGGGCAGTATTTCCTGGCACGGGAGAAAGGACCGGAGTTGGTTGGAACAATTGGAGGAAAAACAGCAGTTGCCAATAATACACAGATTGTGCAGTCGGTTTCTGATGGTGTATATAATGCATTGAATCCGGTTCTCACATATTTATGCAATGCAATTATTGCGATGGGAGAGGGTCGGCAAAATGGACAGCCATTGTATGTGGAAGGTGTTTCAGAGGGAGATATCGTTCGTGTAACTACAAAGGCAAATAGCGATCATAAGAAACGCTTTGGAACCCCATTATATGTGTGATTGATTTGCCATATTATATCTGATGACATATGGAATATATGATATTTTAGCAAAATTATATTGTAAGTCATTGTCGAAATATGGTATAATATGGCAAATTAAATTTATGGGAGGAAAGTATTATGGCACTTATAACTTGTAATGAATGTGGAAAAGAATTTTCAGAGAATGCGGATAAATGTCCAAACTGTGGAAATCCGAATCCGAATCAAAAGAATGTAACAGTTGTTGTTGAGAAACCAAAGGGGGTATGGTCTACCGGCAGATTGACACTGGGAATTATATCCATAGTATTATTTCTGCTGATTGCATTGCAGTCGTGCGCAGCCGGAGTGAGTAATGCTCTTCAGGAAAATGGTGCGACAAGTGGATCGTCAGGATTGGTATGTGCAATTATGTATTTGGTTGGAGGAATTGTTAGTATTGCCAGTCGAAATGCAAAGGGGATTGGGGGATCAGTTGCTTGCGTGATATTATATCTTTTTGGTTTTTTTGTAGCTATGCCAGGTGCAGACACATATGGTGATTTAAGTGTTTGGGGAGGATTGTGCGTCATTTTGGCTATATTCCATTTGGTATGTGCTGTGAAGACTAAGAAGAAAGCATAGATTCTTTGCTGCAATTCACGCTGCTACAATGCTAAATAATTGTCAATGAAGTAAAGGGGCGAAAGCCCCTTTTGTTATGCAACAAATTCAAAGATATTTTTTAAAATATCAAGATGGTATGAATTGACTTTGCCGAAACGTGAATCCGTAACTTTGCCAATGTCATAACCATATTCGCGGGATAACTTTGCAGCTTTTCGGCCAAGCATATTAGCTTTGGAAGTATCGATGTTTACACCCCGGAGACTGGCATACCCGGCAATAGTGAAATATCACTCATTGTGAGTTGTGATTTTTGCATTGATCTCATTGAATTTGGGTTCTTGAAAGAGATTTGATGGCTCAATTTTCAGATGTCCGAGTTCTTGGTGGTATATTTTTGCAAAAAATTAAAATAGGACTTGACTTTTGTGTCACCAAAAGAAAGGAGGGAATAAATGTCACCAAGGACAGGCAGACCAACATCTGAACCTAAGAAACATGAAACTAGAATACGAATGTCAGACAGGGACATTGAAAAACTAGAATTTTGTTGTAAAGAAACTGGTATGACTAAAGCTGATGTTATCAGAAAAGGAATAGAGATGGTCTATAAAGAGTTAAAAAAATAAGAAGTTGCACCGCTACCAACGAAAACAACTTCTTATAACTCAAAAACTCCAATTTGATAAATCTATCATATCATCTTTCTTTTGGAAATGCAACATTTGCAGGTTTTGAGAAAACAAAGTTTGAAAATATTGTAAAAAGATATTGACTTTTGGGCTACATAATATATAATGCACTTATGGGCTACAAAAGTGAGGTGATAAGTTATGAGTCCACGAACAGGTAGACCTACAGATAATCCTAAATCAAATCCTATTCATGTTCGGTTGGATGATGAAAGTAAGACAATATTAGAAAAATATTGTGAACAAGAGAAAATTCCAAGAACAGAGGGAATACGTCGGGGAATTAAAAAGCTAAGGTCAGAAATAAAAAAATAGAGTGTTGACCGCCTACCAAGCAAAACAACACTCTATAAAAACACCGAGGAAAATCCTCTATGAAATATATTAGCATAGTTGGGTTTTCCTTGCAATCAAAATTTGAAAGCGAGGTAGAAATACATCTATGAACGAAATAATTACAGTTGAAAACACAGAAATGCATATACGAGAATACAATGGTCAGAGAGTTGTTACATTTAAAGACATTGATTTAGTGCATCAGAATAAGAATGGAGTAGCAAGAAGAAATTTTAACAGAAATAAGAAGCATTTTATTGAAGGTGAAGATTATTTTACTTTGACAAGGGCAGTTTCTAATGAGACAAATTGTCCCATTAGAAATATTAGCGTTCCAAATAAAGGTATTACCGTATTGACAGAGAGTGGATACCTGCTGATAGCAAAGTCTTTTACAGATGATTTGTCATGGCAGGTGCAACGCACTTTGGTTAATAATTATTTTAAGAATAAGGAGCAGACAATCAGCCAGCAGAAAGTGGTAGAGCAGAGGCAGGAGAAAAGAGAACTGCCACAGTGGACGCCGGAAGAAATTGTTGATTGGAAGCTGAATGATCTGCATAAAAGATTGCAGAAAATTGAAAGGCAGGAAGAGGAAAAGCCAAAGATTGGACGGTTACAACGATTAGTTCCCAGAAAGAAAACCTGGTACGATCGCAACAAATCAAGAATATGGTGCATCACACGCAGCAGGGATATGGAGCTGAAAGAGCTGTATCACATCATTTTGGAAGAGTGTGGAAGATATTATGATGTGGATGGTGCAGTAGACGAATACCGCAGAGAAAACGAAAGAACGATGGTATACCCTATGGATATTGTGGAGGAGTACAGGGAATTGCAGGACATAGCAGATCAGGTGTTAGATTGTTTGGAATAATAGGAAGGAATGGTACATAGTATGAATAAATCAGAAGAAAAGGTTTTGGAAGCGAGTGTTTTGCTTGAAAGAGCAAGAGTGCTATCAGCAATCTTGACGAGACAGTATTTCGGACAGGATGTAGCGACACCTGCAGATTTATGGAAAATTTCGGGATATTTTTTTGATGATGCAAAGGTGGTTGCAGAAACCATTACTGATATGGTAGGAGATGCGGAGGCATTGTTGAATAAAGCAATCTAACAGGAAGAGGGTATTATACATAATTGAATTTGGCATCTATGAACGTAGGTGCCAAATCTTTAATAAACAGAACATATGTTTTGTAGAACGATTGACACTTTCATATGTATATGTTAGTATATATATACAGAAGTATATAGAAATAAGTAAACAAAAACGTGATTAAATGGTAATGAAAAATTTGGGCATATTTTTGTATTACACTATGAATATGATGTTTTATTTAAATAAGATAAGTTGTTAAGAGAAAAATAATGAATGGTGATGATGTACAACATGGTTATAAAAATGCCTTCGAATATTAACAGTTCTATAAAAGGTTCAAAAGTTTTTGTACAAGTATTAAATAAGATATGCTCTGCCAAAACTGGAGAAACTATTGTATTGAATTTTTCTGACATGGAGTGGATTGATGCAAATTTATTAGCGGCTTTAGGAGCAGTTTTGGAAGAAAATATAGGTAGGGTAACAATACAGTACGTAAGAAATTCGATACGACCTAAAATTGAAAAATTACTTGCCAAAAATCAGTTTGGAAAATATTTTCATCTTTCAAAAGTATCAGATGAAAATGATACAATTATAGAGTATAAGATTACAGACGGAAGGGAAATCAAGGAATTTGCCAGATATTTTAAAGAAAGTGTATTGTTTAGAGACGCAATGCCGGTTTTGTCTGATGGTTTACGAGAAAAAATTTTAGAAAATGTTTTGGAAATTTTTGGCAATGCGCCTATGCATGGTGGATGTGATAAAGTGTATTCTTGTGGGCAGATTTTTCCACAAAAAAATGTAATAAAGTTTACTATTGCAAATACGGGTCATACTATAAAGGAGAATGTAATAGACTATTATGCGCATGAACTGAATGAGGATGTGTATCCAGAAGAGACAATTTCTTGGGCAACAGCAGAGTACAATTCGACTAAAAAAATCGTAAATGGAAAGTCTGGTGGGTTAGGATTATTCTATTTAAAACAGTTTGTTAAAGAAAATAAAGGATCAATTACTATTTGTTCTTCTGACGAGGTTTGGAGCTACAAAGATAATAAGGAAAAAACAGATAGAATGAATGATATATTTAGTGGAACTATGGTTACAATAGAGATAAATACAAATGATAATAATAGATATTATTTAGAGGATGAAATAAGTGAGGTTTTTTCGGAATTTTAGGAGGTTTGCTATGAGTAAGATAAACGTACATGCATTATTTGGAGATTTTGCTGTTTCAGATGCTGATGGGGAGGCGTTACATGAGAGGATTGAAAATGAATTGAAATCTGGAGAAGTTGTTGTTGTTGATTTCACAAATGTCGAGACTGTATTAACACAATTTTTAAATTCTGCGATTGCTACTTTATACAAAGAGCATACGAGTGATGAATTGCGTGAAAAACTTGAAATTAAAGGGTTGAAATCTACAGATTCTCTTCGGCGTGTTATTGCTCGTGCAAAAACATTTTATTG